TTTTTTGTCTATTCTAATTTTTTTGTTTTTGTTTCTTTAGATTTATTCTGTAAAAAGCATTAGTTTTTCATTCCTATAAGTTCCACAAGGTTCTTGTGTTTCATAATCATATAATTCATAAGTCTTTTTGTCTATTAAATAATGTTTTTCTTCTATAATAATTATTTCTGCCTCAATTTCGTCTTCGCTTTCTTCGTCTTCTTCTTCTTTTGCTTTGCGTTCTGCTTCTTCTTTTGCTTTGCGTTCTTCTTCTTCTTTTGCTTTGCGTTCTTCTTCTTCTTCTTTTGCTTTGCGTTCTGCTTCTATTTTTATTCTTTTATTTTTTTTCCTTTGTTCTTTAGACATTTTAGACATTTTAAATGGTTTCTTAACTTTTGGTTCTTCAACCACCAATTCTTCTTTTGGTTCTTCAACCACCACTTCTTCTTTTGGTTCTTCAACCACCACTTCTTCTTCAACTCCGTCTTGTTCTTTTAATTGTTTTAAATAATCAGCGATAATATAAGTTTGTCCTTTAAAATTTATATTTCCAGTCTCGTCAAAAATCCAAACAAATTCGTTTCGCTTTGTGCTTCTATTATTTATTTTGTGTTTCGTTCCAATTCTTAACTGAAAACCTGCTTTTACTTGGACTATGCTGTTTGCTTGGTGTTGGGTGTAGATTTCGTGTGTGTGAATCAACACCTCATATGCTTCTTCCCAAGAATTAAATATATTAATATCTCTAACCATTTTTCGTTCTTCCATAGTCCCATAATATATATCGCTCGTATATCCTGCTTCACCAATATTCATAATTCCTTGGTGGGGGGTCTTAACATTAATTTTTTTTTCTTTTGGAGTTGTTGGAGTTCTTGGAGTTCTTGGACTTCTTGGAGTTTTGGTTTGCTTGGTGTTATATTTATTAAATATAGTCATAATATCTTCTTTGGTTGGGTTGAGAAGGTTGAATGCTTGGTCTATGTCCTCTGTGAATTTTTTGGTTTGAGTGGCGGTGAAAGGCATATTTGGTTGTAAGATTTGGTTGCTTGTTTGGTTGTTTGTTTCTTATGTTATAGAAACGAAATCGTATTCAATTTTTTTTTTAAGTTGGATAGTTAGGGTCGTAGGTTATAATAGTTAGGGTCGTAGGTTGCTCTTTTGGATTGTTTGTTTCTTATGCTACTGAAACGAAATCGTATTCAATTTTTTTTTTAAGTTGGATAGTTAGGGTCGTAGGTCTCCATATCTAACTATTATATAATCAAGACCTAGAGGTCTAACTATTGTGGTTAAAATAAAAATTGAATACGATTTTGTTTCTATATGCTAAGAAACCAAGCAACCAAGCAACAAACAAGAAACCAAATCTGAAACCAAATCTCAACCAAATTCCAAACCAAATTCCAAACCAAATCCTACCAAACAAATTCTCAGGAATGTCTTACACCGAACAACAAATTCATACTAAATGGATAAATGATAATAAACCATTTTGGAAAAAAAGAAACGAACGCTTAAAAAAATTAATTAATGATATAAAAATTACTATAGAAGAGGGTGAATTTTATTTAAAAGATAAAGATTTAAACATTCCAGAGAACGAGAACGATTTAGAAGAGATAAAACTTCATATAAAAAGGTCTATTTTAAAAAAAAAAATGTATTCACGCCAAATGAAGTTTACTATTTATTGTTGTAATGACGACTGGAAAAATCTTAAAATATATTATGAAAAACTACAAGAAACTATGGGGGACTTTGTAGAATTTTACGCTGATAACTACACCGAAGGTTTATTATTAAGTGTATCAGAAAGTTTAAAAGAATACCACGAAAATAATAAAGGAGTTTTCCAAGGTTTTAAAATCTTTTATGAATAGATATATCATTTATATAAACCCAAAAAAATTAGATTAGTTTTTTTTTATATAATTGGATAGTTAGGGTGCTAGGTCTCCATATCTAACTATTATATAATCAAGACCTAGAGGTCTAACTATATTCATTAAAAAAAAAATTGAATTTGATTTTGTTTCTATATGCTAAGAAACCAAGCAACCAAGCAACAAACAAATTCTCAGGAATGTCTTACTCAAAACAAGCAGTTCGTAGTCGGTGGTTGAATTATAATAAAAAAGAATGGAAAAACAATATCAACACTTTTAAAGAATATTTAGAAAATGAAATAAAACCTGAAATAAAGGACTGGGAAAAATTAACGAATAGTCCTAACCTCCACAAATTTACTACTGAAAAAGAAAGAAAAAGACTTAGTAATAATTTAGAAGACTCACTCAACGCAAAAAAATTATATTCCAGATATATAAAATTTTATAGTTATTGTTATAATGACGACTATGAAAATTTATTAAAATATCATATAAAAACACAAGAAACTATGGCGGAAATTGTAAGTATGTTTAGTGAAAAATTTACAGAGGGTAGATTGTTAGAAGTCTCAGACATTTTTAAAGAAACCTACGAACAACAAAAAGAAATTGTAGAAGACTTTAAAAAAATGAAATGTTATAAATAGGTATATATATTTATTCTAAATAAAAATATATTTATATAAACCCCAAAAAAATTAGATTAGTTTTTTATTATATTTATATAATGTTATATAACGACAGGGACGAGAGGGACGAGAGGGACGACCCTTTTTGAAAATCTCAAAATTTCAGTTTTTTTTTCTAAATCTGAAAAGTGCCGTCCCTTTTCGCCCTGTTATATTTTTATGTTATATAATTATAATAGATATATTTATTCTATATTAAATTTATCCTCTTCACCCCAAACAATTCTAGTTCCTCTATATTGTTTAATAGGATTACTACCATATTCACAATAATATATTTCACCTTCTTCTCCGTCATTAAAATCGTCTTCTGTTTTCCATTCACCTTCTATATTAGCATAAGCATTTCCATTCATTAAACCACCACCAGCAACATTTATAACAACTTTATATAATTTTACTGAACCATAAGCAGTATATTCATATTCTTCTTCTTCTTCTTCTGTATCGTCTGCGTCAGGTGTGTTGTAATATATTTCTATAAAATCTTTATCTACTATATCTTTTAACCATATAGCACCTTCGTCGTCAATATAATATTTTGCTTTTAAAAGTCCGTTGGGGGATAAATTTTTATGAAAACAAGATTTAGATTTATTTTTATTACATTTTGCTTTTATTTCATTAAATTCTACTTCTGGAACTTCAATAGATTGTGTTGTATTTTCTCTGTAAAATGATTGTGGTTTAGACATATTGGTTTGTTTAGTTATTAAATTCATATGAAATATTTTCACTTTCAAATTTGTTTTTTATTCATTATTTAATTCTATTTATTTAATGAATAGAATTAGATAAAATAAGGTTAGTAAAAATAATTTTTCAGTCATTATATTTATTTTAAATTAAATTAAATAACTTTAACAAGGTTGGCGAGATTTAACTGAGATTGGTGGCGTATGAATGTCTGTTGTAGGTGTGGGTTGTTATCTCTACGAGATTTTGGTAGTAAAGTGTTTCCAGTATTCACACCACTTTCTATAGTAAGGTTGTAGTCCTGATTTACAAAATTTTGTATGCCTCCCATACCAAATGAGAAGTCAGCACCGATACCTTGGCAATTAGGGAAACAATTATTACCTACACCATCCGCTCCTGCGTTGGTTTCATCGTAGTCTTCAGTTAAAGAATTATTAAATAGATCTATAGTTGCGGAAGAATGGTATGCTTCTTTGCCTCCTAATAATGCCCTTTCAAACTGCTTACGAACTTCTACATCCCCCATAGAACTTGCTTTAACTGATAATGCCGAAGGTGTTATATCACCTTCTACAGCACCTCCGTTTCTTGAGAAACTACTTTTGAAGTCAGGTTTTACAATTGTTTTGTAGTCAAATGGAAATCTTAATCCATTTTTCGCTTGTTGGTTCGTTTTATGTCCTACAGGATGTCTAAAGTTATTAGAATTTTTCTCACTATTATTAGTTTGGTCGTTATCTAAATAAACATTTACCATACTTTTAACAAATTGTAATTGAGGTGTGTAGGAACTGGAATTAATTGAGGACTGGATATCATTAATAAGATTTAATCTACTATTTAACATCATCTGATTTGGGTATGCTGAATTTTCTTGTGCGGTTGGAATAACATAGCGACCTTCTAATTTAAGATTTTTAAGAACATAATTAACACTTGAAGCGAATTTAGCATTAGGTTGGTTTGCTACACTAACACTTCTATGGCGAGTGTGGAATACGGCACTATCAGGTGCGAGGTGTAGTGTAATTAGACAACCACCTAATTTTTGCTGACCTAAATGGAGAGGCATAGTATTTAGTAAATCAGTATTAATTTTAATAGAGAAATGCTGACCTACCATTCTATCTTGTGTGCCGTCTATTGTAGGGAATGTGGCAGCAGCAGCAGATGCTAAGACTTTGCGATTTACTTGGTCTGCGTTTGCTCCACTCGCTAAACTACGAGATAGTGGAGTATGGATATAATCGTCTTGATTGTAATGGTATGCTTCTACAAGACCTTCAAACTGAGAGTAGTTATTTGCTGAAGATATTTCAACAAGAGATTTTTTAGATTGGATTACAACTTTATCAATTACATTTTTAATTCCACCCCAATTAGGGATATTGAGGGCGGTTCTTTTTGAAAGACCAGCACCATTATCTTCATTATCAGTATTAAGAACTGGGGCATCGTCAAATAAAGAAGTATCACTTTCTTTCACTAAAATTTGACCTACTAAATGTAAGGTTTGAGTTTCAAGTAATGCTTCTTGTTGTGGAATAGAGAATTTAATAGTAGGGAAACCATCTTTATGCGACATACCCCCAGCAATAAAATTTCCAGTCATAACTACTGGATTATCATTTAAGGGTGAAAGCGAGAAGTGTTTTTTTACGATTGGCATTTTTATAAAATATATATATATAATTATTTTTCTAAATTTTTATTATTTTAAAATTGTAAAATCTACAGACGCAGATATTAAATCTTCAATTGGACGATCTGTTTTAGCGTCTTTTATTAAAATTCTTAAACTATTGGTTTTAAATTCTTGATTCTTTAAAGTAGTTATAAATGGTGTATTAGGTGAATATTTAGAAGTTAATAAAATACCTGATTGTATAGCATCACTAAATGGTGAAGGAATATTAACTAATAAATTTTTCTTTAATCCTTTATTTAATGATAATTCAGTATTTTTGTAATTTTCTAATGGTAAATTATCTAAATGTATGCTTATATCTTCGTCTTTAAAAGCACTTGTAATATCATCTACTCTTATTTCTTCATTATCATTATCATCATATAAGATTGTTGTTTGTGGTGTAGGATATAAAAATTCAGTTGTAAAAGTAGGAGTTGTAATTGCTGGATTTATCATTTTAGCAATAACTTTTGGTAAAATAAATCTATATCCTCTGATAATTGTAAATGGGTTATTATCATATTGACCGCCTTTATTCATACCTTTAATTCTAATGTTATCCCAACCATCCGCTATTTTTTGTGCCGATAGTAGAACATTAAAAGGTATTTGTGTATTCACTCGTAAAGCACTTTGGGTGTCTGCTCCGATATCTTCATATTTATTAAAGAAACTATGTTTAAATCCATAGAAACCATCTATACCACTATCATATATTAATGCTGCTTCTTGATCGTCTCCAACTAAATAAACCTTAAAAAATAATTTGCTTTCATCTAATAATGCTGTAGAAGTTGAATTTGTTGCGGTTGGTTTTACATTCCGATCAAAATTTACATTTTGTTTAAAATAGGTTGAAAGAAATATTTTAGGTCTATAATCAGGATCACTTGTGTATTTAGATATTCTATCAATATGTATTATTTCCATATTATCCATTATGTCGCTTATTTCTAAATTAGGTAGTTTATCATTTGCTCCAGCACCTTTAACTGCTGCCCTCACTATAATATAATCGCAATGTGGATACTCAGTATTTTCATTCCCCAAAGCACTAAAGTTTTTACCAATTTCTACAGATATATAAGACATAGGAAATGAGTTAGGTGCTCCATTACTTTGGAGACAAGGATTGAATGTTCCAGTGCCTTGTGAGTTTGCTGTAGTCCCACCAGTTCTAATAACTAAGGGATTGGAAGCACTATCATCTACTATAGTAGTTCCAGCAGTAGCGACTTCTCTACTATATAATCCTAAATATATATTTTCTTGAAAGTTTTTGTAGTCAGGTCCTACTGCTACTGCGTTATATTCACCCAGCGTTTTAACACTTTCAGCATAAACACCATTTTCTAAATTCCAATTTTTTATCCATACATCAGAATTAATTTCGTTTTTAACTGGTTTTAATGCTCTATCCACATTTGCTAAATTATTCACTCCATAATGAACTAAATGTTCTTGCGACATAGCATAATTATCATATTGTAGTGGTTGGGGAGAACCTGTGCCTCTTTGTGCCGTTTTTCTATATCTTATTCTTTTAGTGTTTCCTAATGCTCCACCCAAATTTTCGGTTATATTTGTTAAAGTAGAATTAAAATGATTTTCTACATCTAAAGTAATGCCTCCAAATCTATTATTATTTTCTAAATTAGTTTGTCTAAAACCTACAACACCTTGAACTGGTTTTGTTTCTAAACCGATTTTTAATATATTATTAGTGCCTTTTACAAAATCTTGATCTATTGCTGAATAATAATCTGTTGTATTAAATCCTGCTTGGTGTTGTATGCCTGGTGTAGCACCAACAAAATCATTTAGTTTATCTGTAATAACCCTTTGTAATGCTTTTCCAGAATAACTACCTTTAGGAATTATAACTTTATTAGAATTCATAAATGAAATACCATTTAAATTTAAAGTGCCTGGTGCGTTCGGTATGCGACTGGGTAGAGGCAACGCTGGTTCTATAATAATAGTTTCGTCTTTCTCTAAAACTACTCCATTATGCCTTGCCAGTTTAACCCAATTAAATTGGACTTTAGAATTTGCGTCAATTACAACAGGTTCTTTAAATGATACATTAAAATCACTACATTTATTCGTTGGAGCAAGAAGATTAATATTCATTATTATAAATATTATATATTTTTTATTCAATAAATATTTATTCTATTTTATTTTTAAAATATGGATTTAACCTAATATCATATCCATAATCTTTTATTTTAATACGACACATAGATCCATACCTATCTTTTAAATATTTTACATTTCGTTCCATGGCAACTTGTCTATTTTGTAATCCACCATAACTCTCATTAATTCCACCTTCACCGAAATATTTAGTTTTTATAGCAATTCCATTATATCTTACTACACCATTATCTCTTATAAAACATTCCATAGTTTTTTGGAAATCTTCGCCGTGTCCGACATCACTTAGTATCATATATTTTTCTCTATCAAAAATCTCTCCGTAAAATGCTCCACAGATATATTTTAAATTATCTGTAATAGTATCTTTCATAAAAAAATGATTATGAAATGGCGATACTCCCCATATATTAAAATTTCGTCTTTTAGTCTCTATAAATGCTTCTTTAATAAATTTATCTAAATTCATTATTGGTAATTTATTTTCTATAATGCTTTCTATATCATCATCAATAAATAAGACATTTGTATATTCTAAATTATCATAATAATAAAATTGTAAAAAATTTCTTGTTTCACAAATGCCTATACAACCAGTTAATACTACTTTATAACCTTTTAAATTTTCTTCTCCGTAGGTTTGTCGTTCTTCTTCGTTTCGTAAAAATATAGTGATTTTATCTTTACTAATATTGTATCTAAACAATAATGGTAGAGTTTTACTAAATAAGATATCAGATCTTGAAAAAGAGGGTATGGCGATTGTATAGTCATTTAACATATATATATATTAGTATAATATTAAAATAAAAAAAAAATAGAATTTAAACGATGCTTCGTCCTGTTGCTCCGCTTGATTGAATATCAGCACCTCCGTATGACGCTGCCTGAGTCGGCATCGCTTTTTCTGCCGTGTCTTCCTTACCTTTCATTACACTACTTTGTGATAATTCATACGCTAATGAACCAAGTAGTAATGCTGCCCCAACTGCTTCACCTACACCACTCGCCATTCCTGCCACATCTATACCTACAGCAACCGCCTCCTCTCCCCCTCCTTCGGCAAGTAAAGCATCACCAGTTTCTCCAGCAATATCTCCAGCAATACCACCTGATTCACCAGCACCTTCGCCTACTGATTCTCCAGCAGTAGCACTTTGTTTTCCTGCCACTTCACCAACAGCGTCTTTATCTTGTTGTAGTAAATCTTCTGCTTCAGTTGCTCCGTCCGTAAGTTGATCTAATTTCGCTTGGTCTTCTGCTGTAATAGCACTACCCCCAGCATTTTGAACATCTGTCGCATTTGTATCTCCTGCTATTCGGTTTTCAACATCTACTGGTTCAGGTTTTCTAGATGCTCCTACAGCAGGTTGTATCTCACTTTCTTCTCCTGCTTGTATTTCACTATCTATATTATCTGAATAAATAGTATTATCTCCTTGTGTAAATTGTCTCGCTCGTTCTTCAGTCATAACATTTTCACTCGCTCCAGCACCAGTTTCACTACCGCCTCTTGGTTGATAAGTTTGTTGTTCGTCTATAACATTTGGTTCAACATCCCCAGCATTTTCTATTTGTGTTAATCGTTCTACTCTTTCTTGGTCTAAATCTGCTTGTGCTTGATTTTCAACTTGTGTTAATCTATCAACTTGTGCGTCCCCTACCGCATCGTCTATACTAGTTTCTTCTTCTATTCCTTTTAATGGAGTGCTACTAACTTTACTATCTATATCTTGAGCGTCGGTTAATCTTTCATAAATACCTTGTGGTTCATTAACACTAACTGAAGTAGTTGGTTCTGGTTCAATAGCACTACGCATTCTATCGCCTGGTCGTGGTTGTCTTGACGAATTAAAATTTTCTTCAGGCACTTCATAATGTAATCCATCACCACCTCCTTTTTCCATTTGAGTAGAATGTAAATGATTTCCTCGATCTTGAAAATTATAACCTTTAGTATTTCCAGCATCATAATTTAACCATTCTTTAGGTATTTGTTTATTAATAGATTTCATAGCAATACCAAGAGCAGATACACCTAATCCTGCTTTTTGGACTGCGTCTATTTTTTCTTGAACTCCTTTATTTTTTTCTTTAACTTTTTCTAAAGCGTGGTTTCTATATGTATCCATAGAGGCAGTTGCTTCCCCCTTATATTTATTTAAATTCGCAAAATAATCTAATCCAGCACTACTCATTTTATATATATATATATTGATTTTATTATATTTATTCTAAATATTAATATTATCTTTAATTTCAGTTTCTGCTTTTAATTGTTCGGCACTTTTATACATATTATCTCCTTGTTTCCATAATAATTCAGTATGGTTTCGTCTTGCTTCTAAATGTTCTACACTTAAATATAAAAAGTCGTATGCTTCTTTTTTACTTCTATAAAAAATATCTAAAAATGCTTTACTACTACCCCCAAAATAACTTAAACTTTCACTAATTTTTGCCAGTTCCATTTCAGGCAACATACCCATTATATAATATGCTGTAGCATTATTTCTCGCTATAACTGAAATAGATTTAAAATATTGTGTCGCCATAGCAATTGTTAATTTTCCTTCTACATCCCCATTTCCGATATGTCTATATCTACTAATTAAACCATCTATTTTAGCAGTTCCACCTCGTTTCATAACGCTACTATCTATAATATCGTCAAGTAATAATAAAAATCTACCTTCTCCTTCGTCATTTTCAATCATGTGTAATATTTCGTCTAATAATTCACTTGTATATTCACTAAATACATAGTCAAAATCTTCTAACATATATTTATTTATTGCGTCATTATAAGCAGTAGAACTAATTAATATCTTAACTTTAAAATCGTCTCCAAAAAAGCGTTTAGATAAATATAAATTATTTAATAAAACTGATTTTCCACTTTTTACTCTACCAATTATTAAATGAAAATGAACTGGTGAAGATAATGGATATTTTGTTTCTCCTTGATTTAATTTACTATCGTCGTAGTCAATACTATATACATTTAAATCGTCAGTAGTTTCTGTTTTTGTGTCTGTATCCTTTTCTTCTTTATCCTTTTCATTCTTCTCCTCCGTATCCACAATCTTTTTCTTCTCTTGTTTCATTTATAGTGTTATTAGATAATTTATTTAAATTTTTTGACTTCTTTAATATAGTTTCACTTAATGCTTTTATATCCATTAAATCTTCTTCATTTATAGAATCTAATACTACTTTCATTTCTCTTAATTCTTCTAAAGTCTTTGCCTTATCCATATATTTATATTTAAGTTTTGTAAATGCTTCTATTCTTTCTATACTTTCTTTCTTTAATCTTTCTTCTATTTCCTCTTCTTTCTGTAGGCGTATTGTTTTGTTTTTGATTTTATATTCTTTTTTCTGATTTAATCTTGTTTTAACAATTTCTTTATTATTTTCTTTTTCTTTTTCTATACGGCGTTTTTCTGCTACCTTCGCTCTACCTTTGGCAAGACCTTTTAATTGTGCTTCAGTTAATTTTCGTTTGGGTTTTTCTTCTTTATTAAAAATAGATTCGTCTGCTACCATTATATATTAAGTAGAATATATTTTTATTCTAAATATAATTAATTAAATATGGATAAATTAATAACTATTATATAATGTTATATAACGACAGGGACGAGAGGGACGAGAGG